GTGCGCTATAGTAACATGGCTGCGCCCTCCGCTCCTTTAATCAGAAGAGAGAGCCAGTTGTCTTTGACATAATCTTTCACTTTGTTGTACCCATTAGAGAAGAAAGATTTGATTCTTCCTCCTAAACTAGGCTCCGCCCGAAGCATGGCTCTTGCGGCCGCTTTACTTCGGGGGTTTCTTGGGTGGACAGATCCCATATTTCTTTCGACTCCAACTCTTGCTCGCATGTTTTCCCGAGCATGGTGGGTCAGCAGCTGTGCGCGGTCACGTGACATGACAGCTCTTGGGCCAGTGTTCTCGTAGTGGGTTCCGGGTCCATGTGCCCCAACCCCTGGGCCGGCAGATGGCTCTGTGAAAGCATCTGCGACTCGGGCTGAGTCATCTTCCTCCACTTGATAAACAGAGATTGCTTGGATTTCAACGGATTGAGAGGGTTGCATTCCAGTGCAGAAGACCCCAATTGATGAGGTTACTTGTACATTTGTTGTTCCGGTTGCAACTGCAATTTTACTCTCAAAGGACACTCGTTCATGCGGAATGGCTGGTATTTCTAACCATGTGTTTGGAGCCCAATTTGCCAGTGGTATTGACTTCTTTATGGCCACGGTATCAGGATATCCTTCCACTGTGGAATATGAAACGCCAGTGAGTGGGTAATTTGTGACATCTTTTGTGTAGACTACCATGATCAGTCCAGAGGTGTTGTCTGATGTTGAAATCGGACGAACTCGCAGTGCTGAGGCTGTTTGGACATAGTGGGTTGAGGAATCAGGTGCAGCACCCCCATAGTCGTTGTTCGACGCAAGAGGCTGTGACAGAACACCAGCTGTTGCTGTTGTTGCTGCGTGTGCTGGAGATGTTGTTCCAACGAAATTTGCATCAGTGTACCACAGTGGGTGACCTACTGTCGTGTATCCCATGTAAACATCACCACCAGCAGAAGACTGCCAATTGTCCTGGTCAAAGAGACCAAAAGCAACGCCAGAAGCGTTGCCGGTGAGCGTTCCGAACATGTAGTACCTATACAAATCTTCGTCCCATATGCCGTTGCCCAAAAGCAGAGGCATTCTGGTAATAGGGCCCCAAGGATCCAAGACCATATGTATCCACACGAATTGCCGCACTTCATCTTCATTGAGGACGTCGTACAGCCTGAGTGCTTCTTGTTTGATTCCTTGAGGTTGCCGTATAATCAGCTCTTTAGCCTTGGCTTTTGCCAGTTTCTTTCTTGTGGTTGGCATTGCTGATTGATTTTCGGCGCACGCGTTGGTTTGGCCAACGAGTCCCCACCACTAGGTCCCCGTGATGGTTGGGGCGTCACTGTTCTAACAGTCAACAGATACAAGCTGACGCACAATGTCCGATTTAAGCTTGTAAGGAAGGTGTGTCACTGTTGACACCTCCCGAACAAACACCTCATGGTCATTTTGCGTAAGTCCATATACCTTTGCCACCCACATCCATGTATCCGAAGTAGGGGCTGGCACATCATCGGTTGTTCCAATGTATGCCTTGTACTGAAGGTCTCGGGGAAGGATTCCTTCAGGCAGGGTGCGCGAGCTGTGCTTTTCCAGATCGATTTCCAGGTTCAGGGAATCCATCTGAATGCTCTTTGGTATACCCATGTGATCAAAAGCGCCAGATAGCAGAGCCATCTTGCGGATCATCACACCAAGAAAAGGCAGATTTCTGTAGGGCCAGAATTGGTAAATCACGCCTTGTAGTTCTAGTGGTGTTCTTCTTGTGGATACACTCCATCCCAGGCGGACAATGTACTTTCCAAGTTTGGGAACATGGTATAGCTTATTTCCAACCGGTGCCGGGCGTCCGCTGCAGAAGTCTGTCATAGTAATATCTTCTGTGACATTCACTTCAGGGTTAATTCCGCAGTCCTTGAGATACACTGTGATGCAATGTTCTATAGACTCCAGTGTTATTCGGTGGTTAACGCCGCACTGGGTGCAGAAAAATGGGACATCATTGACGGCCATTTCCGTGAAATTTGTTGTGCTTGCCGTGTTGCCAGTTCCATTGCCTAGGGCTGTTTTTGAAGAGCCTGAGGTTCGCTGTGTTGTGAGGTTTCCATGCAGAAGTAGTTCATCTATCCACATTGTAAAAGGTATGATCCCTTCATCTCCTCCACACTCGCGCTTCCAGAAGTCAATTAAAGTGTTGATTTGGCACAGGTCGCCGTATGGTACTTGGCGCCCATTGAGGTATTTCAATCTAAGGCTATTCCAGTCTTTTATGTCGTGTTGATCTTTCACCAAGGGAATTTGGGGGCATGTCTCTTCCAATATTTCTTCAAAGAATTCGATTTCTTCGGTGATTGGTTCTGAGCCAATGGTTCTATCCCACCGGATTCCGTCCGTAGTGACTACTGCCACAACTCGCGTATCGTCTGTTTCCG